TATACACTACTTCAATTAGTAGTGTATATGTAAATGATTTTAACGTCTGGTGACGCCAAGTAAGTTAGTTAACCAACGTTGAAAACGTTGAGTTTGATTTTAACTTTATTTGAGTTATTTAGTATTTAAAGTTAATTACAATGTAATTTATTTCATACGCAGGCCCAAAGCGATACATAAGCAACATTTTTATAACTCTAAAGACAAGAGGATAAATTAGTCTCGTATATTACATTTGCGTTATTAATGTAAATTTGTAAATAACTATGTATATACCATACATATTTTTAATAAATTAAAATAAAAATAAAAATTTAAATAAGAATTGAAAAATAAAATAAAAATTATAAAATTTTAAAAATATATAAAAACATTTACATAATTATATTAGATTAATAATACATGGAGTGGATATTATTTATATCTGAAATCAATTAATTAAATTAAACCTATGTTATAAGATTTAATGAGTAAATCTTCATATTAAGTTTGTGTTAGGGTGGATAATCCCTATTTTTTAAATTTTTTGCTTTTGTTTATAAATAGTTGTATCTCAGCTAAAGTTATTGATAATAATCCTATCCTCACTTAGGAAAATTATATAAGTTATTGTTGTGTGGCAGATAATCACACATATATGCCAGTCTATAGTAGACTTATTACCAATACCATGGTTTAAAATTGTATTTTCCCAATAATCGAATTAATTTAATAAATAAATAGCCTTAGTTAGTGTATATACCTTTAGCATAATAGTTTAATACAACAATTAAAATTAATGAATTCATCTTTTTTAACAGGTTGTGAGGAAAACTTTGGGAATGTATATAAAAAATTTAATACCACTGTTAGTGGTACACATATTAATATGACCAATTTGATTGGTGATTATAAAAGTAGATTTGAAAATTTAAATTTACCCTCTGAATGTATTGATTATGTAATTAAGTGGATTGAAGATATAGCATTATTTTCGTATTATATGGTAAAATCTAAAGATTTTACAGGTCGAATGTTGTCTGTAACAACATTAATAAAATTGAGATTTGGTGATAGTCCTATTTGTAGTATAAGTCATATTACATCATTTACACATTTTTGTGATGAGCTGTTTTCCAATGTTGATTTTAATAATTTTGAGTTTCAATCAATGAATACTTTTGATGATAATATATCGTCTCTTAGGTCTATAGTAGATAATTATGAAGTATTAAAATCTAAGCCCATATTTGAAAAGATTTATAAATGTATAGGTTACATAATGTCAATGTCTATATGCAAAGAAAATTGCACTAAATTTGATCCAGTTATTTATAAGATGCTTAGTAATGAGTACACATATAAATCTTGGGGTCCAGATTTTGTCCATAGTATAGTGGATTTAGTATTATTTATAATGGAACGAGGCTTGCAATGTTACAAGGTTTCTAGTTTAGAACCAATATTACATTCGGGCTCAGAGTATGACAAATGGTTTGTAGCTACTAAGAAAAAATTAGCTTATGCTGATTTTTTAAATAATCCTGAGGCGCATGGCATTTATGTTCCTGAATTTATGGCGGAAGTTGAGTTATTATTATCCCAAGGCCATTGTTTGATGAAATATGTTGATAAGATTGATAAAAGGGCATTGAGCAGTATTTTACTTCAGTTAGAAAAACTTAAAGAGGATCAAGTTGGTTATGATGCAGCTTTGAAAGATAGAAAATCACCTCTTGGAATTTTAGTTAATGGTGGTTCTTCCGTTGCTAAAAGTTCCTTTATTCATGCTTTATATATTCAATATGGTTTATTATTTAATTTACCAGTGGAACCAACTTTTAAATATACTAGAAATTCTGTTGACAAACATTGGAATAATTTTAGAACATATAAATGGTGTTTAGTGTTTGATGATGTGGCTTTTATGCATGAAAGTAGGGCCAGTGAGGGAGATCCTTCAGTCATGGAAATATTACAAATTTTGAATAATATAGCGTTTATACCAGCACAAGCTTCTTTAGAGGATAAAGGTAGAACGCCATGTTGGGCTAAGTTAGCTGTATTTACCACAAACACACCACATTTAAATGCTTCAAATTATTTTTCATGTCCTTTAGCTGTCATGCGAAGATTTCCCATTATTATAGATTTGGAGCCTAAGGATCAGTATCGTAAATTTGGTTCTGAGTGGCAGTTTATAGATGGTGCTAAATTACCTGAAGTGCCAGTAGGTGAATTTCCTGATTTTTGGAATATTAAAGTATATAAACCTGTACCTGATGGTATGAAACAAGTTGAGCTTGATGATAGTACATTTGGAAATAGCGGTGATTATAGACTGCATCAACGGGCTAAATTTGAGATATTATTTAAATTTGATAATATATATGATTTTATGTCATGGTTTACAATTCAAGCTAAACAACATGATGCTATTCAAAATAAATTTATGGATTTTACTGCAAATTTACGAGTAAACACATTGTGTAAAGAATGTGGTGTTCCAATTGAAAAGTGCTTGTGTTGTCTAGTTTGTAAATGTAATAAGTATTCTAATTTGTGTACATGTGAGAAATTCCAATTACAATCTTTAATAGATAATTTATCATATTCAAATCAATTGTTTAAAGAATGCTCTCACTTTGTTATACATAGATCAAATAAGATTAAAGATATTTATGAGGAAATCAAATGTAATTTATTTGTAAAACCAGAGGTGAAAGTCTCTCCTTATGTATCTGGGTGTTTTAGCACATTGATAGATGTGTTATATATTTACCTATTTTTAATGATAGATTATTGTTGCTCGAGATGGTCATTTATTGCTTTTGTGTTCAGTTTTAGATTAATTAAAATTTGGTTTGGTTTATCAGTATTTAACTGTGATAATCAATTATTTCGTAAACGTGCCTTTCAATTGTTAGCTGAAACAGTCAAATATAAGATAGGATTCACTTCAGCAACATTAAGTAAAATTAAAGTATTAGGTTTAATATTGGCTAGCTTTTCTATGTGTTATACAATTTATAAAGTTATTAAATCAAGTAATGTAAATAATCAGATTTTACAAACAGATAAGAAAAAATGTAGTCTACAAGAATATGGTACAAAACCAAGTATGAATGATTTTGAAAGACCTAATGCATGGCCAAAAGAATCCTACAGCTTATCTAATTATGAATTATCACCATTGACTGTATCTTGGTCAAAAATGCCGGATAATGAATTTCGTGATTTATTAATAACCAATATGAAAAGAATTGAAATTATAAAAGATGAAGGAGATAGTTTTGTTTCTTATAAAGCAAATATGTTTGGGATATGTGATTTTATGTATATTTGTAATTCACATAGCATACCACGAGCACCGTTTAAAATGAAGGTTTATAATACTATTAATACTTCAGTAAGTGTGAATAAAACTATATCTGTTAATGAAGAACAAATATTAAAAGTTGAGGGTGATTTTACTATGTTGTATTTACCCAATTTTGATCCATGTAAAAACTTGGTGGGTCTAGTGCCTCGCAATATAGTTGATGGTTGTTTTAGTGCACAATATATAGGTTATGAGGAAGATTGTACCATAATAGATATTAATATTCAAGCTGTCAGATATAAGAGAGTTGGTTTGTTTAATGGTCAACATGCTAATGTTTATATGGGACTATCTGAAAAAATGACCAAACTTGGCGATTGTGGTTCCATTATGTATAAGATGTCCAATTTAGGACCACTTATATTAGGTTTCCATTATCTAGGTGATGGAGCAGGACTAAATAAATATACGTGTGCTTACCCTTTAACTCGTGACAAAGTTAATTTTGCGATTAAAAAATTGCGTGGTCAATATATTGAAATATCACCAATTATACTTAGTAAACAAGGGTATAAAGTTAAAACATGTAAGATTCATGCTAAATCACCAGTTAATTTCGTAGAATCAGGTGTAGCCAAGGTAATATGTGGTATTGATGCGCCTAGACCAAAGTATACAACTAACATAGTTAAATCTTATATTCATGATAAGTTATTGAATGATGGTTGGTTGTGTAAGAAAACAACTCCATCAAAATTAGATTCTTGGGAGCCATGGTTTTTAGGCTTTAAGTCAAGAGTTCAAACTGCTAATTATTTTGATTTTTCTATTATGAAAAAAGCTTCTGATGCATATTATAATGATGTTATAAACAGTCTTGGTCAAAATGCTACAAGTCCAATGTTGTATGATTTGCATACAGCAATAAATGGTATTGATGGAATGGCTCATGTTAATTCCATAGATTGGAATACTAGTATGGGTTTTCCATATAAGAAAAGCAAAAAATATTTCCAAGTACCCTTGGACCCAAATGATCCTTTAACTAAGTTTACATTTAAGGATGAAATTTTGGATGAGATACAAAGAATATTAGAATCTTACCGTCAGCGTACTATAGTTCGGCCTATTTTTTCTGCTAGTCCAAAGGATGAAGTTATAACCCCAGAGAAAGATGCATTAGGTAAGATACGTATTTTTTTTGGTGCTAATGGTCCTTGGACTATAGTTGTTAGAATGGCTACCCTATGGGCATGTAGACTTATTCAGAATAATCCATATAGTTTTGAGGCAGCCGCAGGAATGCAATGTATGTCTGATGAGTGGCAAGTGGCTTTTGACTACTTAACTCAGTTTGGTGAAAATAATATAGTTGCTGGAGATTATGCTGGATATGATACTGCTGATGATGTTATAGCGTTAAAATTTGCTTTTGATATAATATTAAGATATGCTAAAGAACACGGTGCATCTCAAGAAATGTTAGATATAATAGAGTGTGTTGCAATTGATACGACATATAATGTAGTTGATTATTGGGGCACTATGGTAATGTTTATAGGGTGTTTACCTTCTGGTAACCCTTTAACACTAATCATAAATTGTATTAAGAATAGCTTGTATATGCGTTGTGCTTATTTAAATTTGAATCCAGACAATGAATGCACTACATTTAGACAAAATGTAGCTCTATTAACTATGGGAGATGATAATATAATGGGTGTCAGTGGTAGTGTGCCTTGGTTTAACCACACCAGCATTTCCAATATATTTCATAAAGTAGGAATTATTTATACTATGGATGATAAAGAGGCTGAATCAGTACCATATATAAATATTTTCAAAGCTAGTTTTGTAAAACGCAAATTTATGTTTAATAATGAATTAGGTGTGCACTCTTGCCCATTAGATTTACACAGCATATCAAAATCTTTATTTTGGAGGATGAATTCAGCTCACATTGAAGATAAATCGCATGCTGTTGTGGCAATAGGTAATGCCCTTAGTGAGTATGCATATTATGGTAAGATCATATTTAATCAAAAGCTTAATTACTTCAAATATTTGGTGAAGGATACGTCATTGGAACCATATTTGGAACCCCTGACCTTCCAACCCTATGAATCACACCTTAATAGGTGGTGTGAACATAGTAAATATGTAAACTATTCCCATACATGGGTTAAATGTAAAAAAAGAGAAGGCATGTGTGGTGATGTCTTAACCAAAACACCTCCTATTAATTCAGTTACTGATTTTGTTTCAACGTTGACTTTTGTTGAACAAGGTAGAGTGGGAATTATTAGTTACACACAAGGGCGTTCCCCAAAGTCCCTATTTAGGGATGTAGTTTGTTTGTCTACATTCAAAAAGTCAAGGTTTAAGGTGGGCTGTGATGTACCCTTAAGCTTTAATAATCATAATCACGAAAATACAAATATAAAAGAAAAAACAATTGAAGTTGGGTCTGTTTCTCCTTCCCCAGAATTTCAATTCAAACAATTAGGAGAACTTCTACAGCATTTAAAATATGCTCGTAGTCGGAGTTCAGGACAGATGTTATATTCTGAGCGCACTGAATGTTTAATCAGTGAGCTTGAGGATTTAATATCTGATGTAAAAGTTAAAAAATTAGTGCAATCTACTGATGAATTACCTCTAGATAAACCTAGACTTAAACGTCAAGTAGCTGAAGCATCTTGTTTAATGTCTCTTTTGCAATCAATGCGTTCCAAAAGAAAACGAAATAAATATTTAAATTATAAGAATTTAGATATACTTATTTTTGAATTAGAATTGCTTATCAATGACGATTATAATAAATTTGTGGAACAGGCTGATGTAACTGAAGCTACAGTTGATAAAGTAGATCCTTCAGCACATGTACAGGGTGAACAAGATGGCGTTATGGAGTTTTTTGATCAATATATTGGCGATTTTACAACTATTCCTGCTACAATGAGGACAGTGTTTGATCAAACTGATTCAACTTCTATGCTTGGTAATTGGTTCAATAGACCATTATTAATAGATAGTTACACATGGAATATTGCTGACACAATTAATACAAATCATCAAATTAATCCATGGAATTTGTTTTTCACTAATGCATTGAATTCTTATAAATTAAATAATATACCTTATATCCGGTGTAATTTAAAATTAAAGATTACAGTTAATGGTACACCTTTTTTATATGGTACTTATCTAATATCTTATGCACCATTGCAGAATTCATTAGCAACACCTACAACTCCTTTTGGTAATAATATACCCAATGGTAATAATAATCAGCAATTTACGTTATTAACACAATTGCCACATCTGTGGATAAACCCACATGATGCCAAAGGTGGTGAGTTAAAGTTACCATTTATATATAATAGGAATTGGTTAAATGTTGTTAATGGTTCTACTGAGTTCACTAATATGGGAGTTGTGTCATATAATTTAGTGGTTCCATTGCAATCAGCTAATGGTGCTACATCAAGTGGTGTAACGGTTAATACTTTTTGCTGGGCGGAAGATATGGAGTTTTCAGGAGCTACAACAACTTTAGCTTTTCAATCAAAAGTGCGTAGATTGCGTAAATCCAAAATTCAACAGAATAAAGATATTGATGAATATGGTGAGGAAGGGCAAATTTCAGGACCTGCCTCTGCAGTGGCAGCTCTGGCCAATTGGTTTACTGGTATGCCAATTATAGGACCATTTGCTACAGCAACAGAAATGGGTGCTAGAGCAATTGCAGCTGGAGCAGCTGCGTTAGGATATACAAATGCTCCAGTAATTGGTGATATTCATGGTTTGAAACCTGTGGTTTCAGCTGGTTTTGCAAATTCTGAAATAGGGTATCAAATAGAGAAGTTGTCTATTGATCCTAAAAATGAATTGACTATAGATAATTCATCAATTGGATTATCAAATATGGATGAGTTGAATATTCAATACCTAGTAACTAAAGAAGCATATATAGGCCAATTTGTTTGGGCACAATCCTCTGGTGAGGCGGCAGGATTATTTTCTTGTGCTCTTAATCCTGCAGTTTTCTTGGCGGCTGATACAACTACTTATACTACTTTTGCAACTACGTATTATGCTACACCTTTAGCATATTATACTCAATTATTTTCATATTGGAGAGGTGACATAATTTTGCGTTTCAAATTAATAGCCTCTCAATATCATAAAGGTAGACTTCGTGTAGCGTGGGACCCAACAGGACATGGTTCCACTAATGTAATTACAACTGATTCAACAAATGCAGTATATAGTGAAATATTTGATATTGGTGCTGAAAAAGATTTTGAAGTTAGGATACCATATATGCAACCAGCAGAATGGTCTCGAACTTTGCCATTTCAGACTTCTACAACATACTTGAATTATGGGTCATTGGGCTCATTTACACATGTCGATAATGTGACTAATGGCATGTTAACAATACGGGTAATGAATGAATTATCAGCACCTTCTACGTCTGCCACAGCTACTATGATGGTTTTTGCTAGGGCAGCAGAGAATTTTGAATTAGCTGGACCTGCTACTCAGTGGGATACCTATAATTCACGCTATACTCTTTTTGCACCACAAGCATCAATTACTACAGTTGAGAAACGAGAAGTTGTGTTCTCAAAACCGTCAGAGCCAAAGCCAGAACGTTATTTAACCAATTTTGGTGAAGGTTATGTTACTTTAAGACAAATACTTCGTCGTACTAGTTTGGCAACTATAGATACTTCTATCCTTACTGATGCTGGTATGAATCTGATTTATAAGAATCAGTCTAGATTTCCAGCAAGTTATGGCTGGGATCCTAATGGTAATCAAGCAGCAACTAAACAAGTTGGGACAGGAAGTGCACCGTTTAGTTATGCTAAACTACATCCAATGACGTGGGTTTATGCATCTTTTTTGGGCATTAGAGGATCAGTAAACTGGTTTTTTGATGCTGCCACTGATAGTGCACAGGGTACATGGACCACACCTGATTTACGCTGTACTAGACTAATTAATGTATCTGATCAGACTACTAGTATAGGAGTGGCAAATCATGCTGCTACTACTGATACTAGTATATGGGCTCAATATTTTAATAATAATACCTATAGTGGTGCTTCTGGTGTTGCTTACACTGATTCTCGAGTTCAACCTGTATTGTCAACCATAGCTCCCAACTATTCGCAATATTTTTTCCAGGGTACTAATGTGAATAATATTAGTAATCCTAAAATTGTAGATGGTCAAGCTGAAGATATGATTTCTGTTCAGTATTCAGCAGACCTTATTGCTCAAGGAGCAGGTACTTATTATAGTCGCTTATATAGTTATGCAGGTATTGGAGCAGATTTTAATCCAGTTATGTTTTTACATGTACCAGCTGTGTATGTATTAGCAACTGATCCAACCCCAACATAAAGCACATCGGTCTAATATAGCCTTATAAATATATTAGTTTTGGAGCTACAAATAACTCCACAGGATAAGATTATTCTGTTAAAATAAATAATCTTGATGTGTCAATCATTAAATGACCGGACGTCTAGTAGCGCTAAGAGTTTACCTTTTTTAGAATCAGACGTATTTCCTTTTGGATTTTCGAAGACCGTTATCTTTACAGAGTTTCTGAGGCTTCTCTATCAAAGCCAACATTATATATACAGTGTATGATGGGTCTAATTAGATCTTTATACTGCCTATCCTTAAGCAATTACTTGCTGAATGTTTTTTTAACTAGGGATGGGTCCCTAGGGAATTTTTAAATTCAGTTAACTGTAATGTTTTTAGGTACGGCTATTGTAAGCTGTAATTTTGCAAA